TGAATTCATAAGTGCCGATTCTGGTGCAATTACTAAAGTAGGAACTCTAACTAAAGTAACACCAGCTAGTGGAACTAATTATAATCCACAAACTGGTATTTTATCAGTTACAGCAAATGGTCATCCATTTGTTAATGGTGATCTTGTAACAATTGATGATGGATCATTAGTATTTTCTTGTGCTCAAGATAGTTTCCAAACTTTACATGCGTATCCAAGATCTACTGATTATGTTTCCGGAATTTCTACAGAAGTTACTAAAATAGATAATAATAAATTTACAGTATTTGTTGGAACATCTCCAGCACATGGTGGAGGAGCACTTGAATTCAATATTTCTAATGGTGGAACAGGTTACATTGATCCAGAAATATTTGTCTCCGAACCTTCATATGAAAATCTTTCTGTAATAGGTATTTCTAGAAGAGGAATTGGACCTACAACTGAAACTGGAGTAGGATTAAAGATTGATGCCAAAACAACTCCCAGTTCAGATTTTACTGGAATAGGATCCGAATTATTTGAAGTATCAGAGTTTAATGTTAGCACTCCTGGATATGGATTCCTACCTGGAGATAAATTTAAACCAGTTGGATTAGTTACTTCTAGATTCATAGAATCTTTAGTAAAAGAATTTGAATTGGAAGTGACAGAAGCATTCAGTGATGCTTTCGCTTTATGGCAGTTTGGTGAATTTGATTATATTGATTCTATTAAACCATTACAAAATGGAAAAAGAACTAGATTCCCATTGAAGTATCAAAATGCTCTGATTAGTGTTGAAGCTAACGAATCTTTCAATATAGAATTAGATCCAATTCTTCTTATTTTTAGAAATAGAGTTATTCAAGAACCAGTAAAAACTTATGAATTTGTCGGAGGAACGACCATTAAGTTTAAAGTTGCTCCTAGACCTGAAGATGATATACAAATATTCTTCTATAAGGGAACTGATGGTGATGATTCTTCAATAGTAAAGGCTCCACCAAGACCAATTGAAGCTGGTGATCAAGTAAAAGTCATATCGCAACCAATTCAAGATAATAGATTAGTTTCTGAGTTTGCAGATTCAGATAGTGTTAGAACAAATACTTATAGAGGTCTTGGAATAACAGATGATTTTAAACCGATTGAAGTTATAAGACAAAAAGATGATTTACTCATTGATGGAGAGATAGTCAGTAAATCTAGAGAATTATTAGAATCTAAAATTTTCCCAACGGCGAAAATAATTTACGATTTTAATTCTACTGATGGACAATTCTTTATAGACAATGCTGGTTTATTATTCCATTATGAAAATGACGAAGATGCTTATGGTTTAACAATTGTTCCTGGAGAACCTAACCCAGTAAAATCTGAAGTGACTGCAACTGTTTCTGCTGCAGGAACAATATCAGGTCTAACAATAAATAATGCAGGATCTGGGCATACAACTGCACCTACCATACGTATACAGGCTCCTCCGACACAGATAGGTGTTGGTATCGGAACTACAGCAACTGCAACTGTTACAGTTAGTGGTGGTGCGATCAATGGATTTACAATTACAAATCCTGGATTTGGTTATTCCGAAACTAATCCACCTCAAGTTATCGTATCTCTACCAGATATTGTAAGATCTGAAACTATAACTGGAATTAATTCTGTGAGGGCAAATAACGGTGTTATCACCGGAATAGGAACTACCAGTATTGATGGCAATTTAGCAATTAAGTTTACCGCAGTTTCTATAAAAGAAGATTTTGATACTACTAATCTTTTTGTAACTGGTAATCCAGTTTACATTTATGATACTCAGGTAGGAAATGGTGTCACTTCTATTGATGGAAGTGATTCTCAAATTGTTGGGATAGGAACCACATTTGTTGACAATGTTTATATTATACATTCGTTCTCTTTCACTGGTGTTGCACCTAATAATGTCACGGGAATAATAACCTGTAGAATTGATTCTGGGACAGATACTACTAAGATTACTGAAACTGTTGGATATTCAACAAATCCCATTGGAAAGTTTTCCGTTGGTCTTTTGACAGGTCCTATTGTTACAAGATCATCTGAACCACTATCAATAGGTGTTACTGGATTTACAATCAACTCTGGGTTAACTACATTCCCAACTATTATACGAACTGCAGGAGAACATACATTATCAGAATTTGGTCCAATTACAGAATAGTCCTTATAAATATCTAAAAAACTATCGATATGTCCGCCGTAGTAACAGATCAATTTAGAATTGCTAATGCCACTAATTTTGTAGAATCCGTTTTAAACGATGCAAATTCTTATTATGTTTTTTTGGGATTGCCAAATCCTACAATTGCTGGATTTGGTAGAACTGATGTTACTACCGGAGCAGCAAAGTGGCCTTTAGCACCAGTTGACAATTCTAGTTATCAAACTCATTATAGAGATTCTATGATGTTTGGTAAAAAAATAACTAGTGCAAATATTAGAAGAGTTATAAAAAAACATATTTGGGTTAAAAATAATCGATATGATATGTATCGTGATGATTATAGTGCAACTAATTTGGCACCGAATTCAAAAACGAGTAATTTATATCGATCAAATTACTATGTAATGAATAGTGATTTTGAAGTTTATATCTGTATTGATAACGGTTCAAGTGGAACTTCGGAAGAATCTAGTGCAAAAGGAAATAGATCTTTAATTGAACCAGATTTTACCGATGTAGAACCAATAACCCAATCTGATGGATATACTTGGAAATATCTTTTTACTGTTGCACCTAGTGATATAATAAAATTTGATTCGACCGAATATATTGTATTACCAAATGATTGGTCTACTACAACAGATTCTCAAATAAAAACTATCAGAGAATCTGGCAATTCTGATGTAAATAAAAATCAGATAAAAAAAGTATATGTAGAAAAAGTTGGATTGACAGGTGCTTATGTATCGACTTCAGGGGGTAAAGATCCTCATACACTTAATATTTTGGGAGATGGTACTGGAGGAAAAGTTAGTATAACAGTTACATCTACGGGTAAAATTGATACAGTAAAAGTAGTATCTGGTGGATCTGGATACACTTATGGCATTGTTGATTTGGGACCAATACAAATAGATCCTGATAACAGCACAGCTCTAGGAAAATTGGTTCCCATTATACCACCATCCAAGGGACATGGTTATGACATCTATAAAGAACTCGGAGCGGATAAAGTTTTAATTTATTCTAGATTTGATGATTCAACTAAAGATTTTCCATCAGATACTTCTTTTGGTCAGGTTGGAATAATAAAAAATCCTGAAAAATCCACTTCGACAGATATATATAAAGCAAATGAATTTTCTTCTTTAGATTCTTTTAAAATTAGTTCAACCCTGGCAGATTCAAAAAAATATGTGGGAGTTGGAATTACACAGACAGTTGAAGGTGGAACAGCTAGGGGATACATTGCATCTTATGATTCTGACACACAGATAGTAAAATATTTTCAAGATAGATCATTATTTTTTCCAAACAAATATGATCACACTGATTTAATAAATGTCTCTACACAATCCAAAGTACTTAAATTTGGAGGATCGGAAGAAATAACCGTTTCTACTAATCCATTACAATTAAAAAGTATTGATACAACATTAACAGGTATTACAACAACTTCTAACGAAAAAATTATAAATCTTGGAGTTGAATATGTAAGTGGTGTTGCTGAACCGGAGATAAATAAAAAGACGGGAGACATTATTTACATCACAAATCGATCTACTGTTCAAAGAGATGTAAGACAAAAAGAAGACATCAAAATTGTCCTGGAATTCTAATAAAAAAAGATGGCACAAAAAACTAATTTAAATATAAATCCGTACTATGATGACTTTGATTCTAAAAAGAATTTTCAAAAAGTTTTATTTAAACCAGGATTTCCAGTACAAGCAAGAGAGTTAACAACATCTCAATCAATTTTACAAAATCAGTTAGAATCTTTTGGTACTAATATATTCAAAGATGGATCAGTCGTTGTCCCAGGAGCGATTGCGTATGATAATAATTACACTTCTGTTAGATTAAAGTCTTCTAATTTTGGTATTGATGTTTCCCTTTATATTAAAAATTTCATAGGAAAAACAATAATAGGACAAACTTCTGGTGTACAGGGGACAGTAAAATTTGTTCTTCTACCAGAAGAAGATAGTAGAGTTGATGAAGTTACATTATATGTAAGTTATACGACTAGTGGAAATAATTTCAGTCAAAATTTCTTTTCTAATGGTGAAGAATTAGTATGTAATGAAAATGTCACATATGGTCTCACTACCATCAATGCAGGAGAAGTTTTTGCCTCTCTGACTACATCAGATGCTACTTCAATTGGTAGTGCCGCATATATTACAGAAGGTGTTTATTTTGTAAGAGGATACTTTGTCAATGTTGAAAGTCAAAAGATAATATTAGATCCTTATACGAATGATTCTTCTTATAGAGTTGGACTACAAGTAGATGAAAATATTATTTCATCAAAAGATGATGAAAGTTTATTTGATAACGCAAAGGGATTTAGTAATTACGCGGCACCAGGTGCTGACAGATTTCAAATAAAATTAATTTTAATCAAGAAAGATCTTGGTGATAATGATGATACAGACTTTATCGAGTTAATGCGTATCGATAAAGGTCAAATTAAAGTAATTGAAACAAA